GGTGATAATGGCTATATAAATTACAATCCCACGTATCGTTATGAATGGAATGATCATAAGAAAGGTAAGTGTGGACTGCCGCTAATAGCTCGTTTACACAATAACTCTTATTGTATTGTGGGCATACATAGTGCCGGATCTGAATCTAATGGTACCTCTTATGCAATTCCTTTTAAATGTATGGATATGGCAAAACTTTACGATATAACAGTTGAGAGTGTTGAGATAGACCTTGAGAGCTTGCGTTTAATAAGTCCATCTGAGCGTAGTCTTACTAGATTTATACCACTAACTACTATGGATTACTATGGTAGACTTGAGGATGTTACCGTTCTTAAAAATCAGAAGAGTCGTCTTGAAGAAACTTTCTTTAACAAGAATGGTGCTATACGGGAATTTCTCTATAATTTGAATGTTTTTGACATTGCTGAGTTTACCCGACCTGTTATGAAACATAAAACGATTAATGGTTTTTATATATGTCCTTATCAGAACAACGTTGAACAATGGAATGGATTAAGACCGTGCCCTAGAGAAGATATTTTATCAGAGGCCGTTACCTTATATTACCAGCGCATAATCTCTGGTTTAGATGGAATTTCCATAGCTCCATGGGATCCAGATACTGCGATTAATGGTGTTTTCTACGATATGTTTTGTAGAAAGTTGAATATGAATACTGGCACTGGATACCCTCTTAAAGGTAAGAAACATCAGTATTTTGAAAGACATGAAGAAGATGGGCAGGTTAGCTATATCATGACTAGTGAACTTAGAGATATGTTGTACGAAAGAATACATAATATCAGGTCAGGTAAAGCCAAACCTTTCATATATGAGGGATGTTTAAAAGACGAGCCAGTTACTTTATCTAAGGCTGCTATCGCTAAAACGCGCCTTTTCTCTTCTGGAAACCTTGTTGATTTAATAGTCATGAGAATGTTTCTAGGGCCTGTATTAACTTTGCTGATTGAGTTTAATGATTTGTTTTGTACTGCGGTCGGTATTGATGCTCATCGTGATGGGGACAGGTTTATGGCCTTCTTTGATTTCAATAGTGATGATTGGAATTACGTATTTGGAGAAGGAGAC